AACAAGCTTCTCGACAGTTATAACTATTGGACGTGGTGTTACAGATGGTTCTGCAACTGGTTTTGTGCTTACAAGCGCAATGACTGGGCAACCTCATTATTTTATAAATGGAGAGGCAAGCGCAAACCTTTATCCACCTGTCGGCGGTCTTATAAATGCACTAGCTACAAACGCAGCCTTCGGCATGGCGGCTAATACAATGTATATTATTGTGCCTAAAACAGATATGGCTTATGCGGTGAAATAATGTTGGGAGATGTAAGATATACCGTACTTGAAACCGTGAATGAGGTTCAAAGGAAGCTTGGTTTATCTTCTTCCTCTTTGACTTCAAACAAAGTCGCTACGGAATTAGTCGATCACATAAATGATGTTGTTTCAGATTTATCGGACTTTGGTAATTGGATGGAATGTCTTGTTACCGCGAATGTGACGGCGCATAGCTCTGTCAGTAATTATACGATTAACACAAGCGCGGTGGTCAAGAATATCGGGGATGTTTATCTTTCTACCCGTAGGGGTCCGTTAAGGGCTGTTGATCTTGATACCATGAGAGTTATGACTCGCACTACGGCTAGGGGTCAACCTAGTCAATTTTGCGTATTCGGAACAGATACAAACGGAAATCCAAACATAAGGGTAAGGCCGGAGCCTGATACTGCACAAGAAGGGGCTTTGTTCTCTATACTCTATTACGAGAAGCCCCCAAGATATTCTACGGGAGATGCAAGCACAGTTATTCCATTCCCTGCAAGGGTGGTTGTTCTAGGAGTTTTAGCACATTACACGCTAAGGGAATCTGGCGGTGCGCCAACTCCTATGTACCAGCAGTATTATCAGGAATATTTACAAAACAGAAAAGAATCCCTTAACAGGTTTAGGGGAGATACGGGATGGGATGTTTCGTTTAGACCTTCACGCGGAAATAGGTGGAGAAGGTGAGTGTTGATGTAACTTATCATTTACCTCATGGACTAGGCTCTTACTTTTCGGAGTTTGAGCGTCCGTTAAACTTTGCCTCAGTTTACACAAATAGATTTAGAAATATTACCGGAGGATCTGAAAGACGGCCTGGCATGGAGGCTTTCCCTTCCGTTGCGGGTAAGCCGAATTTAACCAGACTGCATGAGTTTGTTGATAATTCTGGGAATGAAACGCTTTTATCTTCCGACGATGAAGGAAATATTTATAAATATACCTCTGCGTGGAGTACGGTTTTAACCGGAAAAGCTGAGTCAAGGCTTATCAGCGCGGAAGCTGATGGGAAGCTGTTATTCTGTAATGGAACAGACAGAAACTTCTATACGGACGATGGCGGAACAACTTGGAAAGAAGCCAAGGCCATTATCGTTCAAGGAAAATTAACCACAGGAAGTTCCGCCACGGCAGTAACGGATTCTGACGTATCAAACTGGGTTAACAATGTTCTCGTTTCTAATAACGACATTGTTTATAACGTAACCAGAAACGCTTATGGAATCGTATCTTCTATTGCAAGTGCCAAACTTACGACGACTTCGATAGGCTCTGCGGCTACGGGAGCCGGTCATGCCTCTGATAATCAAAAATCTGGAGATACTTACGAGCTAATAGATTATGTCGATATGAATATTATACCGACAGATTACGGCGGTACTGATAATGTGGCCGTTTTAACTGGAGGAACAACTACAGCGGTGGTAGCGGTTTCGGGAGTAAACTTCGCCAACACAGAGATTCGAGAGAATGACTTCATTTACAATACCACCAGAGGTGCAATTACAAGGGTAGGAAGCGTTAGTGCTAACGTCAATATTAAGGATAGCATAACAGGACAAACCTCTGGTGATTCCGTTACATTCTTCAAGTCTGCTATGCCGATTGCGTCTTGGATTCACGTTCATTACGGACGGGTATATTATTTGGATTCAAGGCAGCAAAGAAGGGTGGTTATATCGGCCCCTGACGATCCGCAAGACGTTACGACATATTTAGAAACCTTAGATGCTACCTCGGTAGACTTCGGGTCACAAAATCCTTCGGGTGACTCCCTGTTATCAATGGGAACGTTTTTAAGCTACTTTGTGGCTACCGGAAAGAAGAACCTATATATTTATCAGGGGAATAGCCCGATTTATGATAATTCGTCGTCCACGCTAGGCTTTACGCCTATTGCGACATATCCAAACGGGGTTGCCTCTAGGTTTGGACTGGCCTCTGATGGATCGAATCTCTTACATATAACGATTGACGGACTTCAATCTGTAAGTATTGGCTATAATGCTTATAGTATGAATCAAAGCAATATATCTTCTCCGATATTTGCTGAATTTAGAACCGCGATTAAAAACTCAAGCGAAGATGATATTCAATTAACCTATTACCCTAGACGCAGATGGTTAATTAATAAGATTGGCGATAAATGCTATATTTTAAACACCAATCCATCCTATGACGCTACTGGGGCGCAACAACAGGTTCAGAGTTGGCATTTATTTACGGGTAAGTGGGCGCAACTTAATCATTATTTTGTTCGCAGAAACGGTGACTTAATAGGATGCGGGGCTAATGGCTCTGTTTACTATTTGGATAATGATTCTTATACGGACGATGGGGAACTAATCGCTACTTCTCTTAAAACGGCATGGTTTAGGTTAGAGGAACCTCAAGTAACCCCAAGAATTAAAGAGGGATTTTTCATTAGGCCGATTTTTGAATCT